TGATCCCTAACCTGATCCCTAACCTGAGCCCCAACCTGATCCCAAACCTGAGCCCCAACCTGAGCCCCAACCTGATCCCCAACCTGAGCCCCAACCTGATCCCAAACCTGAGCCCCGCTTACTTGCAAGTGTTTGCCCCAGGCTTTTGCGTATAGCGTAGCGTATTGACACGCCATTGGGGAGTCAACAAATATTACTATGGGCTTATTAAGGCCGCAGAATTGATAAAGCCAGTCGATTGATATCTTAGCTTTTTCCCGGTTAAGGGAGTTCTTGCAGGAAAAAATGTAGTCCAGCCAGTATTGCTTCACTTGAAGCATTTTTGATTCTTGTTCTTTTGTGAGTTTTTCTAATTTCATAATCGTTTGTTTTTGTTTTTAGGTGGTAATTTCGTTTAGGACGGTTTTATATTCTTCAATAATCCTTTCCATTTCTCCCTTGTACCATACTTCAAAATCCGTTGGGATTTTATTAGCTTCGTGAACTCTGAACATCACCGCCCTTAATCTTTGCCCTGGGGACTTAGCTTTTTTGCCGCCTTGTATTTCAGTTTCATCAACGAGCTTTTCTTCAATGGCAGAAATATTGCTATCGGATAAAAGACACTTAACGTACCTGTTCCTCAGCTGAAATAAGTTAGCAGCCTGGCTGGAATCCATTTCTTGCGAGGCAAGGGTGACGGCGATTGATCCGTCATTCCTTGTCCTCAGGCCCTCTATCGTCCCTTCAACTATTAACTTCATCCTTTACCAGTTTTACCGCGATTGTTGATTTGCCTTCGATCTTTACCGCCTTCTCAATTTGCTCTGTGGTTTCTTCATCGTAGCCACCGCCGGCCTGCGCGATCTTTTCAACGTAGGTTAATTTGCTTTTAGCGGTTTGCCACGCCGGGATGTGTGAATAATCCCACCGACTCGCGGCGCTTTTCTTTTCTATGATAGCCCCGGCGTATTTAAAGGACTTTTCCTTCCATTTCTCGGCCTCGTCGATAGCCAATGGCTGAACCATTTTCAAAGCTTGATTTAATTCATCTTCGATTTTCTTGAGCTCAACGTAAGCGCTGAGGGGGTCGCAGTCTCCACTCTTAGCGGATAATGCTAGTTGTAGTAATTCCATTATTATTGTTTTAAGGTTGATTTTTGAGTAGCCCACTGATAAAACTTCTCCGCAGTCGTTAATACTGAATTAGGGTCTAAGATGGCGCTTGATTGCTGATGAAGGTTACATGCAGAAGAAAGGCAGGATAGCGCGGTAATTACCCCCTGATCTTTGTTGCCTTTAGCGAACTGCCCGTTTTGCTGGCTGACAGGTTTGATTTTGTAATTAGTGTACTGCCCGTTTTGCTGCGTCTTGATTTCAAAAGTGGCTGTTTCGCCTACCTTGAACTTCTCGCATTTATCAGACTTTGAGTCATAGGTCCACACCGTGTCTGATCCTTCAAACTTAATGAAGTGTTTGAAGTGGGTGGTCCCGTTGTAATTCCAATTACCCTGGTTTTCTTGCACAGAAGTAATTTTTGCCGTTTTCGTTTCCATTTGTTTTTTATTTTAGTTTATTGTATTTATCCGGCATTTTGCCATTCAGTATTCGGGTAGCAGCGAACATCCTTGTTAACTCGTCTTTCAATTGAACTTCTAAAGACCATGTTTCTAAACCCGCCATTCTATGAGCTGCGATAGACTCTGCTATTAATATGGCTTTTTCATCTGAACACTTAGCTACCATGTCGCTTAGTCTTACGTTGTGATTGTATTCTGATACTTTCCTCATAGTGGTTTCGTAGTTTTTCACAGGGGTTTAACTAATAATAAAGTAGAATTGATTTCTCTTTTTGTTAACCCAGCCGCCTGCCAGTTTCTTATGTGCAGTCCTTCGTTAATACAGTAGTCGCAGAAGTGCTCCTGATCGTAGCTTTTACCGCATCCTGATTCAAACCCTACACCACACTCTAAGCAGTGATAAGAATATCCACTTGCTTTATCCTGATCACAGAAATAAGCCTGAGCGTCTTGTATTGGGTTTCCTGAGTGGTAGTTCATGACCAAAAAAATAATATCATTGTGACAATCGAAAAGGCAAACCCCATCAAACCTATAACCCAGGCCCTAACTTCCAGAGCGCCTTCAAGGTCACTGATTCTTTCGTTTTTCATCTTAAGCAATTCTTGTTGTGACTTGCTTAGCTCGTGCCATTCATTTTCCATTTTGCAAAAGCCTTGTAGGCGTTTAAAGAGTGATTAATACCGAGTGAGATTAAAAAGTGAACCCCCATTTGTTTAACGAAGTCTTTCATGATATCAGCTTTTCTTTTTCGTTAAAGGCTATCCCAAAGTATTTATAGCGAAAGCCTGAAATTTCTTTTGATGGGAAAAAGCTGATAAACCGTAAATTATACTCAGGCTCAATCTCAACTTTTGTAACAATAGCCTTGCCCACTCGGTCCCCAACTTTATACTTGGGGGGATTGTCGAGCCGAAATTTCAGCTCCTTGTTTTCATACTCAAGATTATCGAGGCGTTTTTTTATTTCACTAATTCCAAACATTCGTCTTTATTTAAAGTGATTATTATCCAAATAGCATAAGCCACAACAGTAAGAATAGCCACGTAAACCGTCAGAGTGAAGTAGTCGTACTTCTTTACTGCTAGGTAGTACCATATCTTTTTAAAGAGGTTCATTGGACAGCCTTTAATTGATTTAATTCATTTTCCAGGCTTTTAATTCTGCGATCACGCTCTTTAAGCATCTCTTGACGAACTTCCTGAGCTTTATCATTTTTGAACGAGTCGAACTCCGCAAGGGAATCTTCGTATATTTTTTCGAGGTTACTGAGTTGATCAATTTTCAGTTCAACTTTATTTGAGTATAAGGATATTTCAACTGCTTCGTTTCCGAAAATAGCCGCTCGAGTTCTATACCCATCCGCTAAATACACCCGTATGTTGGTTCCTTCAACGTCCGTCCATGTTTGACGAAAACCAAGCCCTTTGCAGAAGTCAGTCACTTCCTGCGCCAGTTGTTTGAATTTTAAAATTGTGTTTTCCATTGTAGTTTTTATTTTAGTTTATATTTATGAATTGCTTTACCATAGGGGCCGAGTATCATTTCACTTGTCCTGAATAAACACCCCTGATCTTTTAAGTTCGTCACAGCTCTTTTAATGCTTCCCTCGTGCATATCTTCTCCTAACAATACTTTTACTTCACTCCACGCTAAGGGCTTGTTGTAAAGCCTGAAGACCCTTAGGACTTTTTCTTCCTGTGTCTTAGCTTGCGATTCAAACAAATCAAGCTGAGGACCAACAGCACTTATTGTATTGTGAAAAGACTTCATAGGCTATTAATAAACTCCAAAGCTTTTTTGTATTTATCCCGAGGCCACAGCCAGCCGCCGTGTTTTTTGTTGTACCTGAAATACCGGCTTATAGTATCAGGGTCCACTTGAAGCGCTTGAGCAAGTCTTTTCTTATCCCCTCTTTCCAGCATATCGTTAAACACGTTTATTTCTTCAGCCTGTAATACCATAGTGTTCTTACGCAGCGTCATTATTAATTTTGCTACTCGGTAACATGGTATTCCTTGCCTTCGCTTTAAACAATCTTCTCGGCTCTGGCTGAACTAAGACAAACTTCCCGGTCTTTCTGTCCAGTTGTTTGTAGGGTTTAGGGGTGTAATACATATTTTTAGTTTTTATTATATTAGCCTTATGGATAACAATCAATTGGAAAACGAAAAATCAATGCGGCGCTTTCTCAACTGGAAGTATTTTTGGGATAACCTCTCCCTCGCCCTTATTCTCACTACTCTTGTTTTTTGCGCTTGGTTCAGGCTTATTGATACCTGCACAACATCCACAATTTTTGGCGCTGTCGTTGGTTACTTTTTGGCGGGTATCAAAAAAATACACGAGAAATAAAGAGGCAAGCCCAATCAGAATCAAGCCCAAAAAGAAGCTCAGAAAGATTATTAGCTCTATTGTTTTCATTTTTTCACTCTATGGTTTTTACACTGGCGGGGCTGTTCAGACGTCAGCCCGTAGCTTGGTTTTGTTTTTCGCAGAGCACAAGCTTCGACCGTCTTACCGTTAACTCCGTGATCTGTTTTTATTTCATTCCAGTGCCATCAAATCTGCCTGTGCCGACCAGGGACTCCCTAATCCATTTCACAAGCTGCCGCCTTTGGAGCGGCTAGAGATGATTACTTTGAGGCCAGTAAGGGCTGACCCTTAACGCCCGCCTTAGACTTTTCAAGTTCAAAAGAAGAAAGGGCGATAGCCTTCCCCGCAAGGTTTCCAACCTCTTTGCTTTGCGCAATAAGCTTAGTCATGTTGCGATCATTGATATCAGTTTGAGATAGTGTTCTAAGTTGCGTTGCAACAATTTGCATCAACTCTTTTGCCGTAAGTTCATTTTGTTGTTTCATTTGTTTTTGGTTTTTATTTCTCGTGTAAGTTTTATGTATAGGCGTTTTAATTCTATGATTTCTTGTGTAGGGTTTTCAAAACCTCCCCTCACTAGACACCCCCGCACGTAACAATCGTAAAGTTTTTTAATCGTTTTCCTGTTAAACTCCCTTAATTTTTCAGGATGCTTTTTGCCATATTCTCTGCTTCTGTTTCTAATGCAAATAGAACATCCCGCATCCCAATAGGCTTTATTTTTCTTCCTGTTCTTATGCAGATAAAATTTATCCTTCAAGGCCCCGCACTTTTTACAGTAAGGTTTTCTCAATTTTAAATTTTTAGGCGGGGTCATTTTACAGATTGGTTTTTTGAGATTTAGCTAAGTACTTCCGACTGCTTAAGTTTCAGTTCCTCACAGATCACATTAAGGCAGGCCACCTGAGTTAGCAACTGGCTATTCTGTTCCAGCCACCTCATTACTGTAGGATAGCTCTTTCCGGTCGCTGTGATGATCTTTGCTACTATTTGCTGGTTACCCTTCACCTTCCGCAACACCGCCTTATTAAGGGCTGGTTTAGATTTTTTAGTTTTAACACTCATTTTATTTGCACCTATTGTATTTATTATTACTTTTGTTCTTAATTATGGTACAAATATATGGTTTGTGCTAACACCGTGCAAACACAAAAATGTTAAATGTGCTAAAAATAAACTAACACTAAATTGTTAATAACGATGAAACAGACAGTAAATGACCGAGTGCGGCAGTTAAGGATTGCTGCGGGAAAGAGCCAGGCTGAGTTTGCGAATGACGTAGATGTATCGCACAGTCTGCTATCTAAAATTGAAGTGGGGGCGAAAGACATCAACCCAAAGCTGATAGACAAAATCAGCACCGTTTACAAAATAGAACCAGCCAACTGGTTAATAGACGGAAAAGGGGAGTTGAAGTTTACTCGACCTTCCAGCACCGTTAAATTCGACCCGGCCACCGACACCCTCTACAAGGAGCTGCGCGAAAGAATCACAAGGCAGGATACTATAATAGATCGACTGACCCAGGCTTTAATAGGCAAGGGGAATTTTCGGTTAGCTCTTAACGGAACCGGCCTTCCAAAAAGAAGGTCGTTAGGAGCAGCGGCCTAAGTGGCCGTATCGGTTAGAATCAGAACATCCCCTAGTTCGGAGCCCAAGAAAAATAAAGCTTAGCGCTCGAATCCCAGCGGGATCACTAGTCTAACCGAGAAAGACACAGAAACGCTAAGCCTAGAGAAATCTAGGCTTTTTGCGTTATTAACATTCTAGTGTTCAAAGTATTAGGCCTTTATGCAGAATCTACATTTTACTTAAAAAACTTTAGGAATATGTTTGCGAAAATTCTAACCCCCTGTTCTATGTTCAAGTTTCTTTTCAAAAGAAAGAACGCCCCAATGGCCTTTTACGATGTTTACAAGGAGTATGTAAACAAGTACGTCACCGAAAACCAGCTACTTGACCAAACCACGCAGCGCTATGAGTCCTACCGGCGAAACCTTCATTTGTTCCTTTCTCACAAAAAACTGATGGAATTGCCTATTAGCCTGGTTCAGGTCTATCACATGGAAGAATACCGATCCTGGTTGTTCTTAAACCTTAGGACATGCACGAAGCGCCACGCCTCGCGGCAAATAGAGCTTTGTCAGCGTGTAATGAAGTACGCTGTAACAATGGGGTATGTTTTACAGAACCCGATCGAAGCCATTAAGCCGCAAAGGAACCCTAAGAAAAACATAGTCTTTTTAGAGACAAACGAGATAAAAAAGCTTATGGTTTGGAACTTCAAAAATGACATTTACCGTACGTGCGCGGATCTGTTCTTATTTCAATGCTTCACAGGTTTAAGTTACTCGGACATCTGGCGCTATCAGGCCGTAGAAAGAAACGGTAACCTGTGGCTTTGCGGTGAAAGACAAAAGACCGGCGAGGCTAACGACATATTCTTTTTTAGAGAAGCAAAAGAGATAATAATAAAGTACAACGGTGAGCTTCCCAGGATAGCAAACCAAACCTATAACAGGATATTAAAAGAAATCGCCGAGCAGCTTAATATAAAAAAGCACCTCACGACCCACGTAGGAAGAAAGACCCACGCCACTTTATTAGCGGAAAGGGGAGTAGGGTTAAAGCCTATATCAATGCAGCTGGGCAATACAATAAGGGTCTGCGATGAAGATTATGTAGGAAACACATACAAGATCATTGAAAAGGAACTAGAGCGAAACGGTTTAAAAGAAAGTCTTATATTTACTTAAAAATTGACCAAATGAAAAAACTAATTTATGCCCTGCCGGTTTTGGCAATGTTGTCTTGCGGCGAATCAGAAGAAGCAAAACAAAAGCGCCTGTCTAATGAGCTGATGAAAAATATTAACGCTGCTCAAGATAAGTTGGCTAACGACACCAGCGAGTTAAACAGGAAAATAAAATTGGAAAAAGCTGGCCAAAATTAAAGACAATCTTCACCCTTTCTTTCAAGCCTCACTAACTGTGGGGCTTTTTTGTTTCCATAAAAAACCCCAACCTTACGGGGCTGGGGCAATCACTAAATGAAAAAAAACTACATCACAAAGTTACAACGCCCTTCTCCCAAATTTTTCACCCACATAGAAAACCGACACAAAACCGACAGAAAGTTTAGCCAATTTTTTGCTTTGTGATGGAACTTTGTGTGCGTGACCAACGGTGAGATCGTAGAAGAAATCTTTAAAACAGGGAAGTATAAGGCATTATGTGTAACGATAGCAAAAAAGTCCCACTTAGCCGAGGAGTTGTACTCAGAGTTTTTAAAGGCTTTACTTGAAATAAAAGACAGCGGGCTACAGGATGCACACAAAGGAGGTTACCTAGATTTCTTTTGCGTCAGAGTGATAAAGAATATTTGGGGGACAAAGGACCGGGTTAAAGCTTATTCGATGGGAACGACAAGCCCTTTGTTTGAGTTCACCAGTACTTACGAAGGCAGAGAAGAAGAAATGTTCAGCGAGCCAGTGCCAAGTGAGCCCTACAATATTAAGATCGACTACATAAGTAACGAGGTAAAAAGAATAATAAAAAAGGAGTTCGACAATGCAGACAAGGATAAGATGTACGCCGCGAGAGTGTTTCATTATTCCTACATCGAAAACAAAAACCCCGTCGAGTTCAGTAAAAAGTCCGGGATTCCTTATTGGGCTGTGATAAAGACGTGTGATAAAATGAAAAAGTATTTAAAGAAAAAGCTAGGTAAAAAATGGTCGACCATATTACAATACTGATTCCCTTAGTGGCTTTTTGGTTTGCTAACATCACGGGCATACCTCAAGGAGTCCCGGCGTTTAAACGTAAGCCGTTCAACTGCGCTAAGTGTTTGGCGTTTTGGGTGGCCTTGGCTTATCAGATTTACTCAGGCTTCACACTTGATTCCGTGTGGGTTATTGCTTTGAGTTCACTCGGTGGTTATCTGTGGGAAGTGGTATTTACTAAGCTAAGAATTTCAATAAATAAAGGTTAAACAAACAACTATGAACAAAATCACAATTCACCGCGCATTAGCTGAACTGAAGCTTATCGACGCTAAAATCGAAAAGGGCATAAACGAAATTTATCCCACAGGAATATTCCAAAAGGGTCGCAAAATAGATAACTGGATTTCAGAAGACGAGTTTAAAAAGAACGCCCAAAGCCAGTACGATTCAGTGACTGATCTCATTAATCGAAAGGTTAAAATAAAATCCGCTATTGTCAATGCCAACTGCGTGACAAAAATCAAGGTGGGCGAACGCGATATGACAATAGCTGACGCCATCAACTTCAAGCGAGTAATCGAAATGAAAAAGAAGCTCGTAAATGAAATGAAGCGTAAACACATGGTCGCGGTGGGGAACATGAATAAGAACAACGAGATTGTGCAGAAGAACGTAGAAACGCTTTTAGCGAATGCTCTTGGTAAGGATAACGTGAAGACCTCAAAAGAAGACGTGGACGCGATTTCTAAGCCGTATTTGGATAACAACATCTTCAGCCTGTTTAATCCACTGGAAACTGAAAAGAAAGTTGAGGCGCTTGAGAAAGAGATAAATGAATTTGAGTCGGAAGTTGACGCTTGTCTTAGTGAGGCCAACGCCACGACGTTCATAGAATTTTAAAAAGACTTAACCGGCCATGCGAAAATCGCAAACACTATCCCCCGCTTTAGGGTTAGAAAAGCACCCAAATGTTTATTGGAAAACAGCCAGGTCCACAGGGTCGCCGGTTCGACTCCGGCATCTGCATAGCAGATTAGCTCAGTTGGTTAGAGCATGTGAAAACACGGAAAGCTCAAGGTTGAAAGCTGAAAGCATAAAGGTAAAAAATCAAAGTTATTATCTGTCAAAGGTGAAAACTGAAACACAAAAGCTCTTTCAAATCCTGTCAAAAGTTTTGAAAGGCTGTGATAGTATGGCCTCGCGGTTTGTATCAGGCTGCATGGCCGGTTAATTTATTTAACATGACACAAGAAGAAGCGCTAACCGCATTACATAAACACAAGGTATTCTTTGAGCACTTTGAAAAGACCGGGAGCTTTCCCGATGTTTCTTCAGACCTGGTGCAGGACATCCATAACATTTACAAAGCCCTAAGACCGGATTTTGTTTTGGATTCATGCTGCGGTAACTGTGTTTTAAATATGCTAACAGACGCTAATAGATACCGGGTAAATAATTTAAAGTTCCATAAGCTTTGAATGTATTATTAATAAATAATCTTTTTGTTCACGAAGGCCGATCAATGGTCGGCGGGGTTGAGTATCACAGAATGGTACAACCTCACAAAGTACTAAGGCGACACTATGCAGAATACGACTTGCAGATGTCAAACTTACTCGACCATGTGCCGGACACGTTGTTAGCCGAAAAAGACTTAGTAATATTCAGCCGCACAATTCACGACTCAGCAGCAGAAAGGCTTAATCAAATGTCAATACCTTTTGGATTAGACCTTGACGACTGGTGGATTGTTCCCGAAAACCATATAGCTTACGCAGGTTATAAAGAAGCCGACGTGCCCGGCTGGACGGAGAGAAGCATAAGAAACGCGCACTTTGTTACCTGCACCACGCCAATACTCGCGGAGAAGATAAAGCCATTAAACCCTAATGTCTACGTAATTGAGAACGGCATTGATTCAGAAGACCCAATCTGGCAGCCAAACAAAATCCCTTCAAAGCGTTTAAGATTCGGATTCACTCAAGGAAACTCACACTACGAAGATTTAAAAAGTATTGCCGACAGCGCTTCAAAATGCTTTAACGACATTCACTTTTACTTCAAGGGTCAGTTAGTGTTGTGCGGTTTCTACGGTGAAGATTCATCCTGGAAGAAGTTAACAATGGAACAGATATACGAGCTGATGTTAACCGGGAACCATAAAGGGTTGAAGCAGGAAAGAGAATATCTCAGGGAGCTGTTAATGTTAAACAAACCTGATGGCTCCGACGAGCCCTACGCAAGACAGTGGGGCGTTACTGTTGACAAGTTCGGAAGTGTTTATGATTCATTCGACGTGAGTGTTGCCCCGTTAGTAAAAGGTGAGTTCAACTCTTGCAAATCAGAATTAAAAATGCTCGAGGCGGCAGCGAAGGATTGCGCTATTATTTGTAACCATAATGCCCCTTATGACTTGCTGGCAACGGATAAAAATTCATTTGACTTGAATAAAAAAACCTTCAGGGAGTGGGCGCGAATCCTGATAAACAACCCTAACATGATTGAAGATTCAAAGGCCCAACTGAAGGAAGATGTAAAGAGATACGATTTAAAAACCCTTAGTATAAAGAGAAACGAAGTTTATAAAAAATATGGACGAAAAAACAATAACAGCCAGTCTGCCGCCTAAAGAGCAGCTAACAGTAAAAGACTACGAGGCTTTGCTAAAGTACGTACAGGAAGCCGGAGAAGTATTTAAAAGCGTTAAACAAATAAAAGTGAAATGAAAAGACACGAATCAAGAAACATTAGCCGTAGCCGTTTAGCAGTAGAGGCGCTAAGCCCATGCACAAGGTACTCTGTAGCCGCTGGCATCAATCCATTTTCTTCCCTACTTCAGCAAGCTGGCATCGCGAAAAAAGTAGACAATGCCGAATTAACAGAAGAAGAAAGGCAAATCAGGCACGAAGTAAAAATGGCGTCGGAGCAAAAAGCAGCACGCGCAAGACAACTAAGGAAAAGAAATAAAGTATGAGCGTACTAATAGCAATAGCGGTTTACTCTACGATCGAAAACAAAAAGGACGAGTGCTTAAGAAAAACCCTTGAAGGCTTACGTAACACCGTGGACTTTTCACGGCACGACCTCGGCTTGTCAATCAACGGCCACACAGAAGAAACCGGCAAGATCATTAACGAGTATCACGACATTATCGACTTGATTGTCTGGAACCGTGAAAACTTAGGAACCGCGGAAGCCATCAACCAAATATGGAAGGACCGCAAACCGGGTCAGCACTGCATTAAGATGGATGACGACATCTTAATACACGAAGCCGGATGGGTTGACAAGCTCGTGGAAGTTGTCACGCTAGACCCTACAATAGGTCAAGCAGGTTTAAAGCGTAAAGACTGCATCGAAACTCCCTGGCACCCCGATGAATACTACCGCAGTGAATTAAAAATGCTACCCCACACTCCCGGACATCCGTGGGTTATCGTCGAACAGGCAAGCCACGTAATGGGAAGCTGTGTGCTGCATTCTGCGGATCTGTTAAAGAAAGTAGGCTATCTCTGCCAACCTCGCCAATACGGATGGGATGATGTTTTGATGTCTGCCAGGTCAATCGGGGCGGGATTCAAAAACGTCTTTTTGCCGCAAATAAACATTGATCACATTGATCACGGCCAAACCCCCTACCAGGGATGGAAGGAACGAGTAGCAATGCAGGACTTACACAACATCAACACAATGATTTACGAATACAAAAACGGCATAAGGAATGTATTCTATAACCCATTTGAAGCCACAGTAACAACATGATCAAACACCACTACTCAAGCACCGGCGACAGACCTTTAGAAGAAATCAAAGGCTTAAAGCTTATCGACGTTGGCGGCTCCTGCTCTTTTGCTGATGGCTACTTAGACGCTGTCGTGGACTTCCGGCCCCCGCGAGTTCCAGTTAAAAACCTCTTTGAGGGAAACATGGACTATCCTGATGTATGGCAAAAAGTACTAAAGCACGTAGAAAAGAATGGCAAGTGGGATTACTGCATTTGTACCCACACCCTCGAAGACATTAACAATCCTGTCTACGTTTCTTCCATTATTGAAAAGATCGCTAAAAAAGGCCTGTTGATCTTTCCTTCTAAGTACCGTGAACTCGCAAGGTTCTCAGGAGGTTTTAGGGGTTTCATTCATCACCGCTGGATCTTTGACGTTAGGGACAATAAGCTACTCGCTTTGCCAAAGATCAACTACATCGAAGATCCCTACTTCGACAAAGCTGCTGACCCAAGAGACAACAAAGAAGAACTAATAATAGAGTGGGAAGGTGAAATAGGAATGGTTAACGCCATGCTATCAATGGACTCCGACGAAAACATTAAACAACTGTACAAAGACATTTTATGAAAGTAAAACTATTAACCTGCGTTTCCGACATTAACCACCCAGGCCTAGCAAAGTTTCGACACTCCCTTGATAAGTTCAAGTGGGACTATCATATTATCCACGACCCTAATATCGGCTGGGATTGGGGCGGCTGGGACAACTTCTATAATTGGGCTAAAGCTGAAGCAGAAAAGCCCGACGGTTATACTCATGTAATACTAAGCGATGGCTTCGATGTCGTGGCATTGGGGGATATGCAAGAAGTGATTGAGAAGTATAAAAAGATATGCGGGGGTGAAAAAGGATTCCTTGTATCAACAGAAAAAGCCGCCTTCCCGGTATTTGATTTACACTATCGAAGGGAAGACTACCCCACTCCGACCCGTTGGCCTTACATTAACTGTGGTGGATTAATGACCGACCTTGAATCCCTCTTTAAAATATACCATGAATCGGACCGATCAATAGTAAGCCAGCTGTGGTTTCACAAAAGATACTTATACCAAAACCAGGACGAAACCTTAAAGCTCGACGTTAACTGCGAGATATTCCAAACCCTGGCCTTTAAAGACGATACCGACTTTACAACAGAAAACGAACGATTAATTAACAACCACACACAAACGCAGCCCGTCCTAGCTCATGGCAACGGAAAGGTAGATATGCAGTTTGTTTATGATATATACGGATTATGAAAGCTTACATCTTAATAATGTTAATAATCGGCTTAGTTAACGCTATCAGCACCACAGAAATAAGCCTCAAAAAAGAAACTGACGCTCAAGACCGGGGGGCTACCGCAATCGCAGGATTATTGATAATTATCGCGTGGATTGTAGCAATAGCATTCATGACCAAAATACTTTAAAGAATGAAACCCAAACCACCAAAGAAGAAAGATCCGAAGCCTAAAGAGGTAAGCGGCAAAGTAAAGCAAAACACCAAGCCTTACACTTTAGAATTTGAGCTTAGCTGCTCGAAAAGCGACGACAGTTATTTAGGCGGCATTAGCCACATAGGAGTAGTAAAATATAAACCAGACGGCTCAATCGACTGGGCTAATATTGTTTGGCATAAACTAAAGTAACATGGCAAAGCATAAGTACATAGAATCCCCCGAAAAGATGTGGGAGTTATTTGAAGGGTACAAAAAGGATTCAAAAGAAAACCCATTGCTCGAGCATGATTTTGTAGGTAAAGACGGGGATTCAGTTTACAGAAAGAAGGAAAGGTGCCTATCCATGGAAGGCTTTGAGTGTTACGTATTGGATCACACAGAGTTAACTTATCCGGATTTGACTAATTATTTTGAGGGAAAGGACTCGTATAAAGATTTTCTCCCTATCTGTTCGCGCATAAAGCGGGAAATCAGACGTGATCAAATCGAAGGCGGCATGGCTGGCATCTACAATCCTAGCATCACGCAGCGCCTTAACGGCTTGACAGAGAAGCAGGACGTAACCACCCAAGGGGAGAAGATCAACAAGATCACGGTGGAAGTAATAAAGTCAGAGGCCCCGCTGGCGAGTAGTGAAAACGAAATAAAACTGGATTAATGATACAGGAAATTCTATTAAGCTTGGGATGTTTCATGCTCGGCGCATTAGCTGGGTTTGTGGCAGCTTCGTGCATAAGGAGGAAATAAATTCGTCGAACAAATGAGTAATAAAGTATCAAAAAAAGCGGAGGGTAGACGGGATTCGTCGAAACAGACTAAATACAAGCCTTGGCCTAAAGGCACATGCTTATTGAAAAAGGCTCATGGTTGCGGATGCGGTTACACGTCGGGTCAATGTAACGGCGGTGGAGGGAAGTATGGCCTTTGCTAATGTTCACCACCTCCTGCCTATACGAAGCCAACTACAACGCCACGGAAGATATTATTGTTAACCAGGGCGGTTCATCTTCCGGCAAAACTTACGCTATCCTTCAGGTTCTTTTTACCCATTTCGTAAAAGAAAGAAACGTTATTACGGTAGTAGGTGAGTCGATCCCTAACTTAAAAGCCGGTGCCCTGCGTGATGCTGTGGACATTGTAAACAACTCCCCTATCCTTAACGGGTTTATCGTTGACTACAACAAAACCGACCGCGTGTTCACGGGAAGTAACGGCTCAATAATGGAGTTTAAATCCTACCTCACGGCTCAGGATGCCAAGTCGGGTAAAAGAGATTACCTGTTCATGAATGAGGCCAACGGCATTATAAAAGACATTTGGGACCAGTTAGAGATAAGAACAAAGAAGCAAGCCTTTTTAGATTACAACCCCACAGCAGAGTTTTGGGTGCACGAACAGATATTAACACAGCCAAAGGTTAAGTTAATAATTTCCGACCACAGGCACAATCCTTTTGTACCCGACAAGATCCGGGAGAAGTTAGAAGGGCTAAGATTTAAAGACCTCGATCTGTTCAAAGTGTACGCCCGAGGCATGACAGGAAAGATCGAAGGCCTAGTTTTCAGGAACTTTGAAACCATAAAAGATGTGCCGTTAGGCGCTGAGTTAATAGCCTGCTGGCAGGATTGGGGCTTTACTAACGACCCTTCATCATTCGGCAAGGTGTTTAAATGGAACGGGGATTTAATAGTAGACGAGCTCTTTTATGAAACCGGGCTGACGAACGCCGACATAGTTCAAAAGTATAAGCACTTGGGCATTACTAAGCAAATGTCAATTGTTTGCGACTCAGCAGAGCCAAAGAGCATAGAAGATTTAAGACGTGCCGGGTTTAGGGTTGAGGCTGCCGAGAAAGGCCCAGACAGCATAAAGAACTCAATCGACAAGCTAAAGCAGTTTAAGATATGGATTACGCGCCGGTCCGTAAACACAATAAAGGAATTTAGGAATTATAAGTGGGCTAACGACTCACAAGGCAAACCTTTAAATATCCCGGTTGACCACATGAACCACTCAATAGACGGTATCAGGTATGTGGCTCTTAACAAAATAGGTAAAAACAGCGGCAAGTACCACGTTATTTAGTCCACAAAACATTTTCCCGAATTGCTATTTAATAGCATGAGGGTACCTAAATCATTCAACCAAGTAACCGTCGAGCAGTACCAGGAACTCGCTCCAATCCACAAAAAGGTTAAGTCCGAAGCCGACCCCGTGAAGTACTTCACTTGCTGGGCGAACATTATCTCAATCCTTACTGACAAGCCTATTGATGAAATACAGGCTTTACCAGCGGAACAAATAGCAAAGATCGCGGGGGAATTAACCTGGCTGGACATGGAAGTTAAGGGCTGGCCATCGCCTTTTATTTTTCACAAAGGCAGGCTATACCGCGCCCGACTTAACGCAAAGAAACTAAGCCCTGGGCAATACATCGACATTAAATCTTTCTTAATGCATGGCTCGGTGTCGGAGCAGCTACATAATCTTCTCGCGGCGATTTACGTGCCTCTCTCTTTAAAAGGATTTGTTTACAAAGGCGAAAACCATGAGCGAACGGCTAACGCAATGAAGTCTGTCAGGGTTGGGAAGATAGCGCCAACGGTTTTTTTTTACTCAAAAGCATTGAAAGCCTCGATAGAAACTATTCGGCAATATGGGATAAGGCTAGCGCAGGAGAAAATGAAGGAATCAGACGAGGCCTTAATGGAGACCCTGAAGCTGATTTTAGAAGACGTTGGGGCTGGTACATCACGATCGACGAAATAACCGGGGGAGATCCATTTAAAGAAGATGAGATGTTTAAATGGAGTTTAATACGATTCTTAAACCGCATCGCCTATCAGAAGGAAAAGAATTTTGTTTTAAGCCAAAGGATAAAAGCTAAGAAGTGAATTTGACAGATAAAATAGCTGAAGCGCAAAAGAAGTGGGGGAAGGAGTTTGCCACAGACTTAAAAGCGTCTCTAGAAACTGCTTTGAAAAAAGGCCGAAAGGGCAACCCCCAGGAAGCTTCATTACACTTCGACGAGCAAATCGAGTACTCTAGCGACGGGGTAAAAGTTCAAATCATTGCTTCGGGAGATTACTGGCTTAACATCGAAAAAGGAAGGAAGCCAGGAGCGAAAAGACCGCCTTCAGAAGTTGTAGGAAAGAAGTGGCAGAACGCTAACAACATCAATGCAAAGAAAGTCTTAGCCGAGATCGCAGTTAACTACAAAAGGAAAAACGGCCTTTCTGTTACGGATAGAAAAATAACAAGGCGAAAAAAGGAACTGTCTTACGACGAAGCTGCTAAGAGATTGTCCTTTATTCTCGCAGGTTCCATTAGTAAAAAAGGAATCAAGGCTAAGCCATATGTTCAGGAAGTTTTAAACGACGGGCGCGTGGATGAGCTAAAGCAAACCATTTCAGGTATCGTAGGGCGTGAGATAGTCCTTGAATTGAATTTTAAAAACGAGTTTGAAAACATAACAATAGTAGTATAATGGCAGTAACAGTAATAAGCCAGCCTTCAGCTTATACCCCGGCATTTAACCCTCAGTTTTGGGTTGCTAGTTCTAACCAAACTGCGCAGCCTAACTTCAGGTACAGAGTTATTCTGACCGACTTAATCACCAGCGAAACCGTAACAAAGGACATGGACGCTGACCCGGTAACGGGAAGATTGGAGCTTGACTCGGGATCATTCTCTGAAAACTTTTGTACCCAGGTTAACCCTTCAGGCCTTTACGGATTCCAAAAGAACACCGGGGCAATAAGAAAGATCAGGGTTAACATCGGGGAAGTGTACGGCGCAACGCCTACTTATTTCGCGGGGGCAAACACCGATTATATTATTTGGAACGCCGCTTTAGACTTCTTAGAGTTTCAAAACTTCGATTACACCGATTACTTATACACCGCAAGTCCTAACATACAATACATCTGTAACGACAAAAACCCGGAATACAACTACGCAGCAAGCACTATACCCTACCGTTTGCGCGAAAAGACAATGTCAGGGCACAGCTCATATTTATACTGTCTTAATTCTGCGGCGGGGGATTTTGAAAAGATCGAAGTAGTAGGATTCGACGCCGCTGGTAACACAATCACCAGCACAACAATAGGAAACATTAACCTTTCGGGTTCTACCACTTACACGGATAAATACCAATTCATTGATATTGGTTACGACGGGTTAGTGAACGTTCCGCAGTCCCAGGTTATTTCGGGGACTTATCCTATCCCGGTTTCTACGTACGCTTCTTATTTAGTAAGGGAGACTTCAACATGGATCGGAGTAAACCCAAGAAAAGCAATAAAGTATTTCGATGTTGTTTGTGAGCCGAGGTACGATTCACTAAGCCTTCACTACTTAACGCCCGAGGGTGATTTTGCCACACAGTTATTTACTAAGCTCAAGCTGAGAAAAAGCGAGGTCAATAAATCTTATTACTCTAAAATCCCTTACGAACAAACCTTAGTGAACGGTAATTACACCGTCACGTACTCAAGGGGTGCGGCTATTGAAAACACCCTTAGCTCCACGATAAAAGACTCCATCACAGTTCATACGGATTGGCTGGAAGAATACGAAGTAACAAGGTTAAAAGACGCTGCAAGCGCACCGGTGGTTTATGTTTCGTTTGGCGATGGGTTGGGATTCGTGAGCATGAAGATCAAACAAAATTCATTCGAAGAAAGAAGGAAGTACAATGAGCAGCTTTTATCCGTGTCGTTTGACCTTGAATACACTCATGTTAATGTAAGGCAGAAAGGATGAACGCTAAGTTAATAGTATACTCACCTTCGGGCAATCCAACTTCAGTAGGAATAAAAGAAGAAATCCCTATTAACATCACTATTGCTATTGCGGATGTAAGGGAGCCGGATAAAAGGAATAGTTCTTTTAGTAAGACTATTGTTATACCCGGAAGCCAAACGGTTAACCGATTATTCGAACACATTTTTGATGTAACAACAGAGCTGACAAACTTCAACCCTAATCTTAAAACAAGGTGCGAATATTTCGTAAAAAGCGAAAGGGTTTTTGAAGGTGACCTTCAGTTATTAAGGATCAAGCCTAGAGGTAAATCGCCATACATTGAAGTAGAATACGAGTGCTCCGTGGTGGGAAGATTGGCTAACGTGTTCCTTGATTTGGGCAACGCGATGCTGACGGACCTTGACTTCTCTGACCTTAATCACACATTTGACTATCCAAATAGAAACTGGACTCCGACACTAGGAACAGGATATACTTATCCTTTTATTGATTACGGCGTAACTGGTGGTAATACTGGCAGCTGGACTTTTGAGCATCTTAAGCCAGCGATATTCGAAGTTGAATACGTTAATAGAATACTCACCAGCATCGGTAAGACTAAAACATCAACTTATTTTTCTTCCACGTACGCAAGGTCTATTATCATTCCCGATGTAAACGAAGGCCCCCTGAAGATGACCGCGACGCAGGTTAACGCCATGAGTTTTTACGCGGGTAAATCGGCCCTAACGACTTTTAGCAACCTTACGGGAGCCTACACCGGGGGCAGTTTCGGCGCTTGGGTGTTCGGGGGATTTAACTACGATGGAATAGTAGGGAACTTAGTTTTTAACGACGACTCAACTTTACCATTTTACGACGGTGGTAACAACTACAGTACCGTAAGCTCAACCTACACCACGCCTTTTGAGGGAAGCTTTAACCTGGTAACGTTTAACAAGTTTGAGATACTGGTCAATCCACCTGCGGGCACGGTTTCAATGGGTATAGTAAACACTTACTATACTTTCAAGGTAGACATTGTTACAAGCGGCGGCACTCTAATTACTACCCAATCGGTTCAAACTACTGCTAACTTTTCTACTTACACAGAGTTCACGGTTCAGGCTCAGATACCAAGCGTTTACCTCGGATTCGGCACCCAGTTAAGTTGCAGGATCACAAAAGACGACCAGAGCAATTTGTCTACTAAATTCTTTGACGCAGGGATGTCGCCTATTACTTCTGGAACAGCAAGCCTAACTATCCGGCAAAAAGTCGGCTCATGGTATTCCGGCACCACCGCCAACGGTTACCTGCCTTTGACTTACACCGTGGACATGAACTCTACAGTGCCAAAGAACGTAAGGCAGATTGACTTTCTGATGTCGGTTATCAAAGCCGAGAACCTTTACATGGAGCTGGACCTCACAGACTCTAATAACTACATAATAGAAAAGCGCGACGACTTCTTTTTAAACTCCGCGCCTTTGGATTGGACGGATAAATGGGACTACCAAAGAGGCGACGAGATTATACCAATGGGTGACCTGGATTGGCGGGAGTACTTATTTACATACAAGTCAGACGGTGACAAATACAACAAGCTTTATAAAGACGCTTACGGTGAAGTATACGGCCAGGAGCAGATTTACGTAAACAACGACTTCATTAAGAGCACGAAAAAGAATGAGTTGATTTTTGCCGCGACGCCTTTAGTCGGCAACACGGTAAATAATATCGTCGCCCCCGTACTCGCTCAGATCGACGGCGTGAACATTAAGCCAATGACCTGCCAGATCCGTAGGCTGTATTGGGGTGGATTACTTAACAGCACCGGGTGGAACCTCGTTTACGCTAACACTAATTATAACAATCAGATACAATACCCTTACTGCGGGCACTTAGATAACCCATACAGCCCTACAATAGACCTGTGCTGGGATAACCCCAAAGAGCTTTACTACTTCCTTCCCGCACAGACCTACACTAATAACAATTTGTATGTAAGGAACTACAAAAAGATGATCGACCAGATCACTGATCAAAACAGCAAGATCGTTATTAAGTGGATGTACCTAACCCCAAAGGACATTGCAAATTTTACATTCAGGAAAAAGATTTGGATTCATGATTCGCTTTACCTCGTAAATAAAATCATGGACTACGACCCGCAAGAAGTTTCATTGTGCCGGGTTGAGTTTCTGCGCCTTGCTTTTGTTGATAATCCCGTGACGGAAGTTATAGAGCTATGGAACAACGGGGAAGGAAGTTCAAGCGGTTCCCAATACGGGATCAAAGTAAACTACGGCAACAACCCCAATGATATTTCAGGGGATTCTCCTGCCGGCTCTAATAACTATGTCTACGGGGGCAACAGCTCAATCATTGGGGGATATAACAACTACGTAGGAGGAATAACAAACGCTGACACTGACACGCCATGAGTAACCCTAGAAATAACAATGTAAATCTATTCGGTTGTATTAACGTAATCACCACAGGAGCGTGTGAGAACATCGCATTTATTAACTGCTCAGGAATGAGTGGCAACCCCTCCATGAACAACCGCACCTACAATTTAAATACAAGAGTGCTAGCGAATAAGTGGATTGAAATAGACAGCACCACGGCCTCAGCTTTAGCCCCTAAAGTAATTGACGGGGGTTTGGGTAATAAGATCAAAGCAGATATGTCAGCGGGACATTGTTACGTGCAGTTAGATGTTGAAGCCCTCGACGGTGAAACGGTGACAGTGAAAGTAATGGACGGGACAAATAATTTAATCGTAAGCACCCTGAACAACACAGAGACTTACTTCGATACCGTGAGCAATGCCCTTCCTTACACCATAAACCCCGCGACGGGGGATGTAATAAGAATATCAAGTGACGGAACCAAATTTATTCAGATATGATCGAACAGCAATTAGAACAAGGCTTTAATGCCTTAATAACATTAATCGAACTAACAATTATCGACGATGGCAGAGCAAAATAAAGTAGTATTTGAAGTCGAAATAGGCGGCGAAAAGAGAACCATAAATAGTTTAGCCGAAATCAAAAAGGCCTTAAATGACGCTAAGAACGCTGCTATAAATGGTGATGGCAAAGCGGCTAAAGCAGTAGCCGAGTTAAACCAAAAACTAAACGACTTAAAAAAGTCAACTAGAGAGGCGGGCAGCTCTGGTATAGAAAACCTGCGCAGTAATTGGGGGTTATTCAGAGAAGGCCTTGATAATTGGGACACTGGAAAAATCAAAGCTTCTTTAGGCGGCTTGACGCAAGCATTTAAAGCAATTCCTATTTTTCTTATTGCTGAAGGCGTAAGGTATCTAATTGAAAACTGGAATGAGTTGTCAGAAGGCAACGGCATAGTTGCAAAGACGCTTCAGTTTGTCGGGCAGATATTCGACGAGATCGGGGACAAAATAACTGAGTTCACTGACTTGATTGGACTCACGAACAGCAAGCTTGAAGAACAGGGTGATTTATTAAAGACAAATGCTGACAAGGCTAAAGAGGCGCTAACAACTCAGACTGCAGAGTATGACAGGCAAATTACCGTCGCTAAAGCAGCAGGCAAAAGCACAGTCGATTTAGAAAAAGCAAAACAGAAAGCTATCATAGATACCAACGTTCAGGTAGCTAAACAGATCGAAGCTTTTGTAAGGGCCGGGGGCACACTGGACGACGAAAAGAAAAGACTCCTCACGGCAAGCTTAAACGCCATTAAAGACGCTAAGGTACAAGAGTACGTAATAGAGCAAGGGCACAGCCAAAAGCTAAACGAAGAACACGCGAAACGACTGGCAAACGCTGAAGCTAAGAAAAAAGCTGAAGATGAATTAAGAAAGCAAAGGCATCAAAAGGAACTCGACGAACTCAAGGCCCAAGCCGACGCTGAAGCTTACTTGATTGAAAAAGACAAGCTTGAGCTTAAGCAAAAAATGGAAGATGCCGACGCTTTGGCGGCGTACCAGGCTGAGAAGCTTAATATTTCGGCGCAGCTTCAGGAAGCTCAATCTTTAAAAGAACAGGAAGACCGGGCCCGCGAACGACAAGAGTATGAACATGACTTAGCCCAAAGATTTGCTATAGCTCAAGCGGCCTCAACTGCTTTACAAGGCTTATCCGATACGGTTTTTTCTATACGCATGGCGAACGTAAAAAAAGGATCGGTCGAAGAAGAAAAGCTGGCAAGGAAACAGTTTCAGATTAACAAAGGCCTTCAGCTTGCCGCAGCAGCGATTAACGGCGCACAGGCAATCACGGCGTCTTTAGCTTCAGCACCTTTGGCTATTGGACCTTTACCTAATCCTGTGGGTATTGCATCACTTATTGCGGTTTCAGCTTCTACGGCGGCTACTATTGCAAAGATCGCATCCACGCAGTTTCAATCTTCGGGCGGCGGCTCGGCTTCGTCAGTTGGTTCGGTTCCGAGCCTGAACAGCGGCGGCGGCGTGTCAAACACTCAGGCCCCCACAACTCAAGCCCAACCTTTTACTCGTTTGGATGAAAATGGAAATGTTACACAAAGAAGCCAGCCTTTAAAAGCTTACGTTGTTGAGTCTGAAATGTCTGACTCACAAAAAAGAGTAAGCCGTTTAGAGGGACAGGCATCCTTCGGTTAACCTTCATTCCAATAACTCCATGAATTGCTATTTACTTACATGGAGCTTATCAGGCTATTTATTAGTGAAGACCTCGCAGACAAAAGCGGCGTTTCAGCGATCGCGTTAGTTGACTCACCCGCCATTGAAGAAGGGTGGATGGCTTTTTTAAAAGCGAACCAGGACACCAAGTTAAAAAGGTATTCGATTCAACTCGCCAATCAAAAAGGGGACTTTGCCCCCGTGGGGGATCAGCAGTTGTTAGCCGGTGCCTTAATGGTCCCTAACAAGAAAATCTTACGAAAAGAAGGTGACCGCGAGTTTGAGGTTTACTTCACCCCGGACGACATTAAAAAGATTCAGGAAAAGTTTGCCTTAAGCAACATCAACACTTCCTTAAATCAAATGCATAACAATTCCTTCCCCGTCGCAGGGGGAGTAGTTCAGCACTTCATTATCGACAGGAAACAAGGCATCATGCCGCCTTTAGGTCAGGAACATTTAGAAGATGGCACCTGGTTCGGGTACATAAAAGTAAAAGACAAGTCTAAGTGGGAAGAATACATAAAGACCGGAATTTATACCGGCTTCTCGGTTGAGGGTTTTTTTTACGAAGAATCCGAAAAATCACCTGAAGCAACCGAAGATTTCAGCGAGCTGGAACAACTCATAGACTACCTGATTTCAGAGGGTTACGAGGTCGTGACGTAAATCTTCATTCCAATTTTTTCACCTATTGCTATTTACTAGTATGAGCGAAACAAAGTTCAAATTCAAAAACCTTAAAAAGGAAACCCTTGACAAGTTAACAGCTTTAGCCGAGGCCTTTAATATAATTCAGCCCGTAAACCCTGTGCCTGTTCCCTCGACTCCTGCACCCGAAGTAAAAAAATTCGGCGAAGGCAAGTTAAAAGACGGTACTGTGATTAAGTGGGAAGGCGAAGCCCTCGCGGTTGGTGTTCCAGTAATGGTAATTGACCCCGCGAATCCTAACGGATTTCTGCCACATCCTGACGCTTCAATCGAACTGGAAGACGGTACAAAGATCACCGTAAAAGACGGTAAAGTTTCTGAACTGACTCCGGCACAAGCTCCCGCTGTTGACCCTAACGCTGGTGCAATGTCCGCAATGGTTGCGCAAATGAGCAAAGAACTAAGCGAGGTTAAAAGCCAATTCGCTGCCGTGACCAAAGAAAAAACCGAGCTGGAAGTAAAGCTAAGCGCTCAAATCACCGAAGCCAAAAAAGAAACCGCAGACACTAAGCAATTAGTAAAGCAACTCTTTGAACTCGTGCAAGAAATGATTGAAACCCCGCAAGCCGAACCAATCGTGAAGCCAGAAAACAAGCTTTCTAAAAAAGAAGTCTTACGTCAAAAATTACAAGCCTAAAAATTAAAAACACATAACAATGGGATATACCGTATCAGCATTACCGAACTATACTAACGAGCCAGTTGAAAAGCTTATAATGAATAAGCTGTTTGACGAAATTCCAACGCTCAAATATTGCGAAACGCAAACCGGCATTAAGAGTGCCGAAACAATCAATATCATTTCTACTGACCCTGTATGGCAGGAAGTAGCGTGTAACTTCTCGGCTTCGGGAACTACCACGTTTACACAGCGCACTATTACCGTAGGTAAGAGGCGTATTAACATGAAGTGGTGCGAGGACGATTTGGAGCCTAAGTACACCCAAAAAGCCCTTAAGAAGGGAAGTGAATATACTTCTTTGACCTTCAACACAGAAATTGTTTCTGACACGCTTCAAAACGTGAACAAGAAAATGGAGACCGCTTTGTGGCAGGGTGATACCGCAAGCTGGAACACCGCGCTTAACGCTGCGGACGGTTTTGTGAAAATAATCAACGCTGCGACTATCGGCGGTACTTTATCAGGCACCACTTGGTCAAAAGCAAACAGCCGTACCGTAATGACTGGCCTGGCGGACCTGGTAGCCGCTGACGTGGATGTATGGAGAGACGGGAACACTAATGTTAAGTTCTTCATGAACCCAACAATGGTACATCAGTACCGCATGAAGTTGGTGTCAGATAACCTTTACCACATCACCGGCGAAGAGTCAAAACTCTATGTAGAAGGAACCAACATTGAAATCGTAGCTGTGCCAGGCCTCGCAGGACTGAACTACATCTACGCCATCGAGCCAGAGAATATGTACTTCGGTACTGACCTTGAGAACGAGTGGGAGAAATTCAAAGTTTGGTATTCTCAGGACAACGACGAGATCCGCTTCAAGGCGAAGTGGAAGTATGGTGTACAAGTCGCCTTCCCATTGAGGATCTACAAATATCTCGGAGTGTAAATAATAGAGGGGTTAACAGCCCCTCTTAACCATTAAAATTTTATAATATGCCTTGTGCAATACAATCGGGAATATCCAATGACTGCCGCGATTCAATCGGTGGCATAGAGTTGGTTTACATCACTGAGCTAGCAAATAAATCAACCCTTACTTATGCTTCAGGATCAGTAACCGCGCTTACACTTACTTCAGGAAAGAAGTTTTACACTTTCGAAATGGAGCAGGGTGTAGGAACCGCGAGTGACGATCCTAAAGTAAACGCTTCGAACGGTACTTACTACTGCGAGCACAAAACCAGCCTGAAGTTCAACAAGCGTACTGCGACAATTTCGTACCAGATCAAAAACCTGGCGCAAAACAACACAATGCAGATTGTAAAAACAAAAGACGCTACGCCTAAGTACTGGCTGTTGGGTTACACTAACGGCATGAAAATGCAAGACTCAACTTCACCTTTCGGTACGGCGATGGCTGACCGCAACGGCTACGAGCTTGAGTTCTTAGGAATGGAACCCGATATGGCCATAGAAATTCCTTCCAACTTGATTCCGGCCTTACTAGCTCCTGCATAACCCCTCTGTGACTAAAGAGAAGCCTCCGAAAGGGGGCTTTTTTATTAAGGAAATAAATCCGCGAATTGCTATTTATTAATATGATCACCCTTCAGTCTGGCGCGAATACCGTATACCTGACCTTAAGTGAAATGAAAACCTTAAGTAACCCGGTTTATGTATTGGTGTTTGTAAATGATAACACGAAGGAAAAGTACATGGTTACCAACACGGCGACCACAGTACAAGACGACATCCAGCAGTTTACGATCACAGTCCAGGCTAACCCGACCTGGACGAGTGGGCAAGTAGCTCTAAGCAAGTACGGGTTTTATCACTACTACGCTTATGAAGTTTCAACGGTGGTGGGATTGAACTACAACACAATTATCGCTGCCGATATCAGGACTTACGTGCCGACTTACTTCACTACTCTTTTGGAACAGGGGAAAATGCACTTTAAAGCGCCAGCGCAGACTGTGAACGATTACAGAGACTCAGTAGAAACAGTAAAAGCTTATGGAAGTTAAGGTATCAAAAAACAGGTTCATGGTCGTGGAGCTTCAAAACCATGTAATGCCGGTATTTGAATACTGCGCCAATAAGCCCTGGGTTTCATTCGGAAAGAATAATAATTACCCTGACTACTTGATTGAACTGTATAACCGTAATGCGGTACACGGCGCTTTAGTCAAGGGAAAGTCGGATTATGTATACGGAAAGGGCCTAACTTTTGAAAGAGAAAGCTCAACCATTTTAGAGGCCGCCAGGATTGAGAATTTTATCGATCACGCTAACCGCTACGAGTCATGGAACGAAGTTTATAAAAAAACCTGTTCGGACTATGAGTTATTCAACGGTTTTGCCTGGCAGATTATTTGGAATAACGGGGGCAGGATCGCGGAAGTTTACCGGGTTGAACTTGGCAAGTGCCGCAGGTCAAAAGACGGTAAAAAAGTTTACTACTGTGACTCTTGGTCCATTGATAACAACGGAACAGTAGAACCAAATCCAAATCCTGAAAGACACCCATCCTTTAAAGAGTTCGATGTTTTCAATCCTTCGATAAGAACTGGAACGCAGATATTTTACTACAAAAAAGACGAACCCACCGCAGATCCTTACGGTTATTTATATCCTATCCCTGAGTACTCCGGGGCCGTGGCAGATATTGAGACGGACGTTGAAATAACAAATTTTCACTTCCACAACTTAAAGAACGGGATGTTTGCTTCAGCGATCCTTTCGCTGTTCAACGGCGTTCCATCAAAGCAGGAGCAAAAGAAGCTTAAAAAGATGTTCAACTATACCCACTCAGGAACACTGAACACGGGTAAAGTAATGTTGACGTTTAACGATAAAGGAGGCCAGGCCCCGGATTTAAAAACGATCACGCAGTCCGACTTAGACAAAATGTTCGAGCAGCTGGGGAAAAGGCTTCAGCAAAACATCTTTACGGCACACCGGGCCGACCCGGTTTTATTCGGAGTAATGACTGAAGGAAGCCTAAGCGACACTGGTGGCCGGGCGGTACTAAATAAGTGGGATAAATTCTTACGCGCTTACGTTGAAAAAAGACAGGAATCGATTTTAGACCAAATCAAATTTATCGCCTCGGTTAACGGTTTGGATGTTTCTAAGTTGAACATCGAACAGACTACGCCGGTAGGGATCGAGCTGCCTGAAGACCCAAAAGTATTACTTGAGTTATTCGACCGCGCTACAGTGCAAAAAGCCTACGCTAAAAAGTATGGTATTGAAGTTGAAGTCGTGGAAGCCGAAGGGGAAGTAATGAGCGCTTTACCCGTTAACGAGAATATCAAGAGTTTAACGGGAATGCAGTACAAAAGGCTTCAGGGCTACATTGCTAAATACAAAGCCGGTAAAATCACCTACGACGAAGCTGCGCATTTAATAAAAGGATATGGATTAGGGGATGATTATGTAAGCCTGGTGCTGGGCCAGAGATTTTCTAAGCATGAATCTGCTTTAGCCCTGTTTGAAAAATTTGCGATTGACGATAACGACGACCCGGTAATTAAGGAAGAATTTGTATGCGGGGAAACCGCCGCTTTAAAACTCGAACTTTCCATGCAGAAGTTCGAACAAGCTGACCCCGAGTTACAATATAAGTTACTTGACCTTTTAGCTGGTGACCCTACTTTAACCCCGGAGAAAGCCGCAAAAATGTTAGGCGTAAATCCTTTATTGATTCTCGCCGCGATCACCGCTTTACTCGCAGGGGGCTACATAGTAGAATCCGCAAGGGGCGTTTACCAGCCCACAGAAAAAGCAATTAAGAGGGACATTGAAAAAGTAAAAACAGAAACTTACACTGTTTACGCTTATGTCACTCGGCCCGACGTTCCCGAGGCCGAAAACTCAAGGCCGTTTTGCAAGAAACTTCTAAAGATGTCACGCGAGGGTAAACGCTGGACCCGCGAAGCAATAGAAGAAATCACTAACGAACTCGGAGAAGATGCCTGGGTTTACCGGGGCGGGTTTTATACCAACCCGGAAGATGGTGAAACTACACCTTATTGCAGACATATTTGGAAGGGAATAATTAAAAGCCGGAGAAAGAAATAATGGCGATAAACTTAATACTCACAGAAAATTACCTCAAGGAAAATTCTATTATCCGGGGTAACGTTGATATGCAGTTGATCACGCCTACTATTGTCAATGTGCAGCAAATGTACATGGAAGACTTGTTAGGGACCAAGCTTTACAACCAGATCCTTTCGCAAATCGGATCAAGTTCGGTTTCTACTGCTAATCAAACCTTGCTAGACGATTATGTTATCCCTTGCATGATTGAGTACATCAAGTCAGAAATGACCCCGGTGTTACAGTTTCAATACATGAATATTGGCGTAGTAGAAAAGACCTCAGAGCACACGCAAACAATTGACCTGGAAAAGATACTTTTCTTAATGGACAAGTGGCGAAACAACGCTGAGAAATTAGCGGAGAAAGTCACAAAGTTCTTAAAGAAAAACTCTACGACCTACCCGCTTTATTTAGACAATACCGAGATCGACGAAATCAAACCGCTAAGCACCAACTTTTTCGGGGGGCTTTACCTGGACGATAATGGCGACGAGGATTGCTGTGATAATAACGAAGACCAATGAAAGTAAAAAAAGAAAATTTAAAACTATTAAAGTTATACGAGGAGAAAAATGCTAAGCCTGGAAGAACTGAAAAAAAAGGCCGACACAATAAGGCAAACGATAAACCTGCTCAGCAGTAGTTCGAATCCCGGCACTTTTCGTTACGGGGAGGCGCCGAATTACGATGCTACTGACATTAGTTTCCCTTTGTTAGGAATGAGATTCGTAAGCAGTAACGTAGACGGAAAAGTACTAAGGGACAACTATAACTTTTACTTCGCTGACTTGGTACATAAAGATCAGGACAACTTGGTCAATGTACAAAGCGACATGAAAAGAGCGGCGTTAAGGTTTTACTCTGAGCTAAGGGCCAGTATTATCAGTGATACTAGCGGGACTTTAGGATTATCCGCGCCCATTACTCCTTTTGAAGAAAGGTGGGGCGATGAATGCGCGGGAGTGGAAATTAACATAGTATTTGAGCAGTTTTTTGACAGATCAACTTGTGATTAAAAATTTAAAATAAACAATATGAACCCAGGAAGAATAACCGCAGAAGGCGGGTGTAAATTTATCGACTCTGCAGCGACAGGCGTTGGCGCTTACTGTTTTGTAGTTAACGCGGATTGTGTGTTAACCGTTTTGTTAGGCGGCGATACCGCTGGCACAACAGGAACGTCGATCGGCACAAACTACTTAACCGACATTGGCTTAAGCGGCAAGACCATTAAACAGGGAACTCTTATCGTAGCCCCCGAGGGAAAGTTATTTAACAGCATCACGCCTTCAAGCGGCTCAGTAATTGCTTATAAACCTGCAAGCTAATGCCTGGTATTGGTATAGGTATAAGCCCTTGCTTGCGTCGGCCTTCAGCCGGTGCCGTAGCGTTTGGTGACATCATCAACGATAGCTTTTCCCCGCAAGTAGGAACGTACAGCGCTAACTCAACAGCAAGCTTTGTTGTTACGAGTGGAAACATGGCTATTGCCGGAGGTAACTCGGATTTATCCCACTACATCCAATGCGATGACTACCAATACGACGTTGAGAATATTAAGTTTTCAATGACGTACCGAATGACCAACACCAACACAAACCAAATCGGGCCCCTAATCATCAAGAAAAGCCTTAATGCGGCGGGGTTGTTCTACCAGGTTTATTTCGGGATTTACTTTTGCCCCGCGAATAACAAAGCTATTCTTCAGGTTTTTGGTTCAACAGTAAACTCGCTTTATGTAGGGTCACAGTTTGACTTAACGACATCCGACGATGCGACAATAGAGGGCGAGTATTTAGAGTCTTCTTTTGCAATAAGAGCGAAAGTTAACGGGGTTCAAAGGGACTCTTATACTATTAACTATAACATCTTAAATAATCCTTTGTCGGGAGAAGGAAAGCCAAACCGCAGTATTTATCGAATTGTTGAAGCTTCCAGCACAATTAACGTATCAAACATTACTATAAGCTCACAGGCCTACAAGTTCGCTGATCTTGCTACGGTGGGAGATAGTAACGGTGCGGGTTATTTCGTAACAAACCAGGCGGCGAGGTTTCAGCAGCTCTTAAGGACCAATAATAATTTAACGGTAACAATATTTTCCGGCAGCGGGGATAACACCGCGGATGTTTTAGCTTGTCTTAACAGCATTAAATTATTTAAGCCTACTAAATTGTTTTTAGCGATTGGAACCAATGATTACAACGTAAGCCCTGCGACGTGGCAGACTAACTACGCAAGTATCGTTACTCAGTTGCAGGCGGCAGGAATCACTGTTATAGTAGCGTCGCTTTTGCCCAGAAACGGATTTAATTACTCTGGGGCGAAAACTTGGATTGACACGACTTACTCAGGGACTAACACGATTGTGGATCTGTACACTAATTTTCTTGACCCGGATCAGGGTGGAAACCCCAACGGAATTAACCCGGTGTACTCAAGCGATGGCCTTCACTTAAATGCTGCCGGCGCCGTGCTTTACGCTTCACTTTTAGAAACTGCTTTAGGAATATGAACTTAACCCAAAACGAATCATCTTTTTTAGTGTGGGCTGCTATAACCCTGTTAAGTATTCTTGCTTTTGTTGGCGCTATTGGAGTAAAGGCTCTTTTAGGAATGGCAAAAGACATTAACGAGATAAAGACTTCAATACAGGTGCAAAGCACAAAGCACGACGGATTAGAAAAGAGAGTAGAACACTTAGAGGAAAAGGTATTATGAATGGATTTAAGATAATTCAAATCGCTAAGGGTGAGCTTGGCAACTCGGAAAACCCGCCTAACTCTAACCTTACTAAATATGGTGAGTGGTTTGGCTGGAATGGTGTCGCGTGGTGCGCTCAGTTTGTTTCCTGGTGTTACGCCCATGCTGGATGTCAGCTGCCTAACATAGGCTTTTCTAAGGGTTTCGCTGGGTGCCAAACGGGGTATAATTACTTCTTAAAAAACAAATGGATTACCACCAACCCACAGGAAGGCGATATTGTTTTATTCGACTGGAACGGCGATCACCGCTACGATCACACGGGATTATTTGTTAGGTGGGTTGACGAACAAAAAGGAGTATTCGAGTCCATCGAAGGAAACACAAGTTTAACCAATGACAGCAACGGCGGCAAAGTTATGATAAGGAACAGAAATAAGAGCGTCGCCGTGTTTGTTCATCCACATATATAATGAGCCAGTACGACAAAAAACCTATTCATGCTAGGCCTAGCCTTTACGCTTATTACTTCTTTCAATTAAAGGAAATTGCCCTAAAGTATGGCTACAACCTTGTATTACATGGCAGCCTACAAAGGGATTTGGATTTAATTGCTATCCCGTGGCAAAACAAGGTTAAGTCGTGTGATAAAATGATTGATGAATTTGCAAAGGCAATTGGTGGCACTGTTCAACTATGGGGAAAAGCCAGATTTACTCAAATGCCACACGGTCGAATCGCTTACGTTATAAATCTAAACAGAGGTGAAAAAAGCCAGGACCACAAAGACCCGCAATATTACATTGATATTTCTGTAACGCCTAAAATTTAAACAATGAAACAATTCTTTCAAAAAATCACCGCCGCCCTCGACACACACTCTAAAGGTTATTCAGCCCGTAAGCTGAGCGCCTTTGTTGTAATCCTGTGCATTATCGCCGCTCACATCGCCTGGCTCAAGAACGCCTTTATTAAAGACGATTTTAACCTCCTGGAAGGCGTTTTGATTATTGACTATGGTTTTATCTCGCTCTGCCTGGGAATGACCACCTACGAGTCGATAAAAAAGAAACCGGAAGATCCTCCGCCAGCTGCTTAACACGATGCGTTATACATTTTGTATAATATTAGCGGCCTTTCTGGCCAACTGCTCCTGCGACTGGCATTTGAAGAAATTGCAGCAGAAGTGCAACAAGTTCACATCGGATACGCTTGTTATCCATGACACACTGATCACTGAAGAAGTGAAACATGATACGGTGTTTAAGGTTTTCCAGCGCGATACTGTAATTGTAAGGGAAGGCAAGCTCACCATGAAGGACAATGAAAACAAACTCAAGCAAGTAAACATTAACCCATAACCCTATGGAAACAATGTCGGAGCAAGTTTTGATTGAAAATGGTTTTAAGTCCAAACACGGCTGGATAGACGGGGCTTGTCATTACCGTAAAGGTAATGTTGAAGTGCGGTGCGTGGATTGGGGGACGTTTTGGTTGGTCACGACCGGGAATCAAATTTATCAAGTGGTAAGGCAGATAAAAACAAAAAGACTGCTTCTGAACTTGGTGAAAAGAAATGACCTGATAACACTTGAAAATTACAAGAAATTTAAAAAATAAAATGGAAGAAACAAACAACAAGATGACTAAAGTAAAACTTGAAGAAACAGAAAGCGGGCGTAGGCTCACTATTGGCAGCTATTTCACTGACCTAAATGAATCAGACTATCAGGAATTGGTTCGGATATTTTCGGAAGTAAAAACCGCCTCCCTACAAAAAGAGCTGGAAGAGGTGAGGTCTGCATTATCAGCAAGTGAGCGGTTTAGAATACAGGATGCGGCTGAAAGCAACGACGACAGATACCAAAGCTGGGAAAAGATAAACACACAAGCCGCCGAAATCACCTCGCTGAAGCAGCAGATAGAGGAGTTGAAGTTCCAAAACGAGCAAGTAAAAAAGTTTGTAAATAACACCCCTAATGAAGTAATAGAGGGATTTGATACTGTGATAAATATTAGAAACAGAGAAATCTCCGAGTTAAAGCAGCAGCTAAAAGAAATGGCGGGGGCGTTGGACTATTTACATGGAGAGGCAAGCGGCGGCGTTTTAGGAGCGCTAAGCATGAAAGAAATAAAAGATAGCTATTATGGACTGTATAAGGCTTGTAATACCGCTGAGGCCGCCCTCTCCAAATACAGGGAAGCTAATACTACAAACGATAGCAACAAGTAACTTAACTTAGTCTTAAATTTGAAGGATGGAAGACAAGTTGAACGGGAGAATCCTGGACAGGGTGATAAAAGAAGGCTTGGTGCAAATGCCTTTAAATTTAAAAGAAGAAAAGCAGAGGAGGTTTCCAAGGCTGGGATGTTTTTGCCACGACGATGGGTCAGAGCATTGGTATTGGAATGATGGATCAAACGACGGTTTACATTTGATCAGCTTTTATCCTAACAAACACTTGGCTCCCGCGTCAGAAGACAATAAATTGGCCGCGGCCTTCTATTATCGATAAAAATTATTTTAGCATTCGTAAGACAATTGCCACCACCACGGCCAGGCCAATCAACCAAATAATCCACTCCGGAAAGTAATCAAAATCCTATCCGGCAGCAAAATGGCTTATTCTTATCGTATTCACACCCCGTATCACCATCCGATTTACACCCCCCGTAAATACCTATCCAGTCGGCCAACTGGTTTGCTAAATCTTCTACTGTTTCAATTTCCATCTGTCTTTTGTCTTATTGTTGGTTTAACTTATTCAACTATGTGATTACGCCATTCGGGGTAAAAGGCGTCTAATTCTTGTTCGCCGAATCCGCCACGCTCCACTAATCGGGTCATGCTTTGGGAGCTTCCAAACAACAGCGAGTATGCACAGTAGGCGCGCCAGCACGCAACCCATGTAATGCAAACGTAACGCCCGTTCTGCACTACCTGTGTTTTGGCCTTACCCTGAGGTAGTTTGTCTGCAATCATTTTTTCTAAATCCATCTTTTCTTTTTTTATTGTTGTTTATTCACCCTCATGATCTTTTCAGGGGGTGGGGATTACTTTAACTTCGGAAGCAGTTTTTTAAGTCCTTGTTCCCATTTTGGTTTTGTGATTTGATCGACATATCGACCAAGGTAGTTAGCTAAAAACGATCGCCCGCGCTTAAACATATTTGGGTAACGCAAGGATTGTTATAGTCAAACCTGAAAAGCCTTACACCCTGATAAAGTTCGTGTTCTTTTTTTGTTTTGTAATACTCCATCATTTCTCTTTTTTATACATTTTGTATAATGCTGTTTGTTCTTTTAAACTCGTTGTAAAGTTCTGAGGTTGTGTATGCTACATAGCTCTTTGTCCATTTATCCGAACTGTCAGATGGTGAATAATGATTAGCGTTCAGCCACTCCGCAAAAGCCACCGCCTCTTTCTCCTTTTCTATGGCGGCAAATTCGTTCAGCCTATCCATTGCTGTAAAAATCAGCATTTCGACCTCGTGTAGTTGCTGTTCGTTAACCGGCGCTTTGAATGACTGAATGCGTAAATCCATCAGTCTATCCGTGGCTTGTTTTAATATTTCCATTGCTTTGTCTATTTCAATTAAACTTGTTTCTGCTTTTAAGAACCCCGTTAATAAATTCGTGTTTTTGGTTTCGCTCAGTTGGTAGTATTGCAACCATACCGATTTCTTTGTGCTTGCCAACTTCATAAAAGATATTTTTCTCTATCGGATTTCCGAAGCTGTCAATTGTACCGCCTTGTATTTGTAGCGCCATTCCTATCACGGCCTGTTCCGTCCAGTTGTATTCTTCCCTTTTTATTTCATTTGCTGTCATGTTACTTGCGGTTTAGGTTTGAATACTCCACCACCATTCCTTCAGGGGTGGATTTTAATAAGGTGTGTTTAAGCATATTTCTTATATTTTACAAGTTTTAGCTACTTCTATTAACCACTTAGCAAATTCAACCGGGGTTTGTTCCCGTTCTCGCTTGGTAATCTCCTGAACTGATTTTATACCGCGCTCTTTTCTTAGTTTCCATTGGTACTTACTGTATCTTACACAGTAATCTATACGGTCAAAGCTCAAAGGAATTTCTGGCATGTTTTGCTCAGTAGTTCCGCAGATATACAACAGCGTTTTTTTTTCAGCCTTATGGCCCCACCAGCTTTGATTTACGCAAATTGAAAAGCCGCCGTATTCGTCAATCGTTCCGGGAAGCGGTAACCAGTCAGGCCATAACCTGGAATTTACCGGATGCTCCAGCACGCCACCCCATTTACGAATTTGATCTATTGACCATATGGCCAGCAATTTTTCGTCGGGACGTGGCTTTGCGAATTGTGCGAGCGTGGCCCATGCCCTGCAAGGCGGGTGAAATATTCCAGCGTGGCCGCCTGGCCAATTCCGCGCGTCCCGGTCAATATCCCAAACATCACAGCCCAGCTTCTTATACACTGAATCGCGCCTTGCGAACAGGACCGGCACTTGGCTGTTGCTATGGGAAATGTTTTTATTCATCGCTGGTGGGGTTTCTTATTTAATCAATTCTTTTAAGTGCTTACCTTCTTTTATTAAACTGTCGAAGTAGTGCTTTAGGGCGAGTTCTTTTTGCTTGTTTACTAGTACCTGATCTTCCGTTAATCCTGAAGCCACCACGCTCATTATCGCTTCCGCAGCCCCTAAATCCCCTCTTTTCTCACATCTTACTTTTTCGCTTAACAATTCATTCCTTCTCTTAGCCTCGGTGTTTTTTCTTATTTCCCGGTATACTTCAACCGAAATCAAACTCTTAACCCCGAGTAATTTTTTAATTTCTTCGTAGTAAGCAAAGGCAAAGAATCCTAGTTTGCCGGTGGTTTGATATTCTTCAAAATACTTAACCAATCCTTCGCGATCTTTTTTGGGATCTAGAACGGTTGGGGCTGAGATTCTTTTTAAGCCGTCCAGTAAGTTCAAATACTCGGTTTGTGCCTTTGATCTTTCAGGTAAGTAGAAGTAGTGTTTTAGGAACTGGTGATAGGTTTTCGGGCAGAATCCAAACCACTGCCCAGATTCCCCCCGGATTCCTAATTTAAACGCCCTTCTCACTTCAGTGATAGTCATGGTGCCGAACTCCCCAGAAAACTCTTTAAAAAGCCCTTCTGTTTGAAAAAACAGTATTTCTTTATCGTCAGCCATAGACTGCCCGGCGTCAAATGATGCCTCTGTTAAAACATCTACAAGCGCTGACTTAGCCTCATTAACTCCCATGCGATTAACCGGCGTGCCTTGACGGGCTTTAACAAACGGTATAAGGGCCGTTGGCAGGGATTCGATTCTTTTAAGTTCCTGTGTTACTAGTTGGTTCATGTTGATATAGTTTTTTTACTTCTATGTTAGCAGTGGATTTTTTTCTGACGGCGTTAAGCTTTTCTGGTGGGTATTCTTTTTGCAGCCATTTCCGCGCAGTGAATAGCAGGTTGACGTACTTCGTATTTCCACGGTAATTTTCTATGGCGTCTAGGATTCCGTTAACCTGATCTGCTGACCAACCTTCCCCCAAAAGCTTATCGAAATCCGCATGTGTGAGTTTAAGGTGCTTAATGACTCGGTAGTAATTTTCCCCCACACCCCCTTTATCTTTATCCATATCTTTATCCATATCTTTATCTTTAGCTCCTTGTAAGGGGCTTGTAAGGGGCTTATTTTCCCAATCTATTCCGTACTTATTTAAAAGAGTGATAACAGAAAAATGGGCGCGGTTGAGCGGGTTTAGGGTACCGTATTGAAACTCTATAAAGTCGAAGACAAACCATTTTTGCCCGCCGTCAAACTCAAAAATACGGTCGCCGAAAGCGGCCAGCGCCGCCGCTTTATTTAACTTTTCCCCGGTCTTAATTTGAGCCACCTCGAAGTCAACTTGCCAAATTCCAGCGTGATCACACTCGTCAAGTATGTAAAGCCAAAGGAGTTTATAAGGGGCTTTCATGGACCTTAAAAAAGGCTTTTTCCATTTATTAGTATCTGTGAATCGCTTAGCCATTAACTACCTCCCCGAGCTTTATTACGAAGCACCTGCCGCCAAATCCCCACTCGGATTTTCCTTCTCGGATTTCTAGCCCTTTAAATTCAACCTCCATTACTGGCGAAGTTTTATTGTAACCGTTTTTGAAGACAATTTTTTCAAACTGTTTCGGCTCGGCCCAATAGGACGTTAGGACCTTTTCTACTGGGTGCACCCTTAAATCATAAGCAATATTATGTTTGTCAACCTGCCTTTCTCTTAAAGACTCAACCGGGCCGGTCAGGTTCAATAGTCGCTCTACCCAATAAGGTTTTAACTCCCGGTATTCTTCTTTTTTCTCACCCGAAGCAATCATATCAAACCACTTCTTTTTTAGCGTAAGGTGTAATGTTTTTGTTTCAGCCATTTATATCAGTTCTGTTTGGTTGTGGTTAAAAAATGTTTCTCACTTAAGTTGTTCTTAGCGTAGGGGTCCATTTAATTCTTTTATTTGTTTTTTGTAGTGTGCAATTTTTTCTTTCATTTCAGGGATGGAAAGCTTAGCTTCTTTGTGTCGATTGGCGTAAAGCCAGTCAAACTTCTCTTGCCCAATTTTCTTCACAAGTTCTTTTTGGTACTCAATTAAGTTGCCGTGTTTTTCCTTGTTGCAGTTTTGACCGCATTGCTTGTGCACGTTGTCTTCGTGGAACCTTAAGCCCGGATAGCCCCCCACGGAAAAGAAGTGCCCTGCGTGATACTGAACCTTGTTTGTTGTGCCGCAGCTGATACAAGGCAAGTCTTTATCCCGCGTCCTTACAAATTCATTAAAAACCGCTTGAAGCTTTTGCGTCCACCAAGAATGATTTTTTAAATCCTCGCGCATCTTCGTGATTTTTAAATCCACGGCTTTTTCTTCTTCATATTTAGCCTGGCACAAAGGAGAGCAAAACCGTTGCAAGGAGGAGCTTCGATAAAGGAGCTCACTCCCGCAGGGCTTATAAGCGCAGAATTTAATTTTGTGCTTGCGAAGCATTAATCCCTTGATTTAGAGTACATCTTTTCAAAAGGATTATAGACTACCTGGCACGTAATAAGGCAGCTGTCTTCGATATCAAGGGACGTGTGATTTTTTGTCTCAAGCGTCGCAGCGCCTTCGACAAAAAAGGTTTCGTTTACATTGTCGAGGCTTACGACTTTCTTTGCGCCCTTGATAAAATGTCCTTCCGTGGAAGATGGCGCTACGTTTACTTTTTCAATTGTTTCTTTCATGGTTGTTTTTGTTTAATATTCGTACTTCATTAATTTAAAATATTCGTCACCCTTTAATCCCGTGACGTTTGAGATTTCTTCTTTTGATAAAGTGTTCAGCAGAGTAACACCGGCTTCCGTAAGGATAGTGCTAAACCTTTCCCCCTGCCGCGAGATTGATTTAATGTGGCCCTTGAGCTTCGCGGGGATTCGGTATAAAGAGGCGATAGCGTCTTTTGCCGTGGCGTGTTTACTGTCAACCCCCAGGAAAAACATTCTGTCAGTCGAGGGACAATAGCACCTCACGTAAGCGATCTTTTCGCCGTTAATTGTTCCCTTGAAAAGCGTGTAAACTCCCACATTCATTCCTCCCGTGGTGCCGACTAAATACGCATCAGGTTTTTTGTCAACGTAGGAATCAGCTTCTTTAAGATGCTCCCGGAAGAAATTTACTAAGTAGTCTTCCCCAAATTTTTCTTGCATCAAGGCGATACAAGTAGATTTATATTCCTCGTTGCTTTCATTAATGAAATCCTGCATTGTGTATTTCCCCTCGCAAATCGCAGCGAAGTATTTTTCTGGTAGGAACCTTCCGTTAACGTAGTGCTGAGAATAAGAGTCCTTAAAAGCTATTGCGGGGCCTGTTACGGAGTGAAGCTGGTTATTCTGATTACGGCTAATTTCCTTCGGCAAGTCCGACACAATGCAAAATCCCTTAAGCTGAATCATGTCATATATTCCTGAGCTAAGAAGATTCCTAAACTCATTATAGTCCTTGTGATTTATCACGCCGATTTGAGTAAAAAAATCGTAGAAGGAAACCCAACCGTAATCGTACACGCTACCCCCCTGGTAGCCCGCGAAATTTTCAAATTCGAATCCCTGATCCCTAACCTGAGCCCAAACCTGAGCCCAAACCTGATCCCCAACCTGAGCCCCAACCTGATCCCCAACCTGAGCCCCAACCTGATCCCAAACCTGATCCCTAACCTGATCCCTAACCTGAGCCCCAACCTGATCCCAAACCTGAGCCCCAACCTGAGCCCCAACCTGAGCCCCAACCTGATCCCTAACCTGATCCCTAACCTGAGCCCAAACCTGAGCCCCAACCTGATCCCTAACCTGAGCCCCAACCTGAGCCCCAACCTGATCCCCAACCTGAGCCCCAACCTGATCCCAAAC